TCAGCAACGCCAGCAACTACGCCACCGCTCAGCGTGATTATCAGACGTTTATCCTACTGACGATCCTCCCCCGCACGCGCGAAATTGCAGCGATGCTGCAACCGCACTTTACTGCGTACAATCAAGTTTTGCGTTGTCGCGAAGCGCGCATTGACGCGGTGCAGAACTCGGAACTGGAAAAAGCGGAAGCGATCCAGAGACTCACCGGGCAGCCCGTTCTGACGCTGAACGAAGCCCGGGCGCGGCTTGACCTCCCGCAGTTCGTTGAGGACGCGGCAGACCAAGAACTGCTGCGGCTGCGCAACCGGCTGGCGATAGCGCGCGAGGCGGTGGCTGCCGGTCTCGATGTGAGAACGGCGCTGCGGCTGGCGGGCGTCAACGGCGCGGTAAGTGAGGAGCCGGCGGACGTTGAAGCGAAATCGCTGAAGAAAGACGAAGCCGAACCGGAACTGATGCCGCACGAGGTGCAACTGTACCGCGACCTCAAGCGCGCGTTTCATCAACTGCGCGGGGTCGTACTGGACGGCGCGGATGAGATTACGGCGAAGGAGTTCAATGAGATACTGTACCCCGCGATGCGCCGCAACATCGAGACAATCGCGCGTCTGTTCGCCGACGAGATGCGCGCAGAAATCGGCGTCGCGGTCAACGTCGATGCGCTGCTGGCGGATTGGGCTGAGGAAGCGACACGGCGGCAAGTCGAGGAACTGCTCTATCCGTACACGCGCGACTACATCGCCCGCGCGGTTGCTGCTTGGCGACGGATGCCGGGGGCGGATCGCGCCGAACTCATCCAGATGATAGAACCGGTCGTCGGGACAAAGCGCGCCGAGACCGTCGCCATCACCGCCGCGACCGAAGCGGCGACGGCGGGCGTGCGGGCGTACCGCGACGGGTTGCGCGCCGAGCACAATCTGGAGTATGTGATGATCTGGGAGACCGCCAACGACGAGCGCGTCTGCCCGATCTGCGGCGCGTTGCACGGCAAGCGCGAAGACGAGTGGGGCGGGCGGAGCGGGCCCCCGGCGCACCCGCGCTGTCGGTGCGGCGTCAGACTGGAGCGGGTAAATGCGGGTTAGCGTCTCTGTCGATCTCGATAACGCATTGCGCAAACTGCTGCCGCGTGCGGCGCGGATCGAAGCCGCGCTTGACGCCGGCGCAGCAGCGGCGCACAGCGTGATGCAAATCTATCCGCCGCCGCCCGCCGGATCGCGCTACCGGCGGACGGGTAATCTACGGCAGAAGTTGCGGATCAAGAAACTGTCGAAAACGTCGAGAATCGTTGAGAACACCGCATCCTACGCGCGGTTTGTGTACGGAATGCCGCAAGCGCGGGTGCACAGCGGGCGCTGGGCGTCGCTGAGGGACGCGGCGGAAGCGGCGAAGAAGGAAGCAATCGCCGTACTGAAGGGGAGGTGAGGAGATGGAGTGGCAGACCGCGCCCGGCGCGGCGCTGAAGGCAGTCGAGGGCGGCGACGTTGAGGGCTTGCTGGTGGTGTTCGGCAGTCCCGACGCCGTTGACCTTGAAAACGAGTTCTTCACAAAAGAAACCGACTTTGGTCGTCTGCGCGAAACCCCGATCTGGCTGAACCACGCGCAGCCGGTCAAAACGGCGAGCGGGGTTATCCTCATCGAGGATCAGATCGGCTACGGCGCGCTGGAACTGACCGACGAGGGAGTTATTATCCGCGGGCTGCTCGACGCGAAATACCGCTACCTCGCGCAGATCGCGCCGGAGTTGGGCTGGTCGAGCGGGACGGCGGCGCATCTGGTGGTGCGTCAACCGGTCGGGAACGCGCTGCACATCAAACGCTGGCTTTTAGGGCTGGACGCGAGCATCACGCCGACGCCCGCCGAGCCGCGCACAATGATACGGAATTACCGGTTAGTTATCAGATGAAGGAGGAGACGAAGGAGATGACGGAAATTGTAATGAACCAGGCGGAACTCGCTGCCGAAATCGCCGCGCGGCTGCGTGACGAAGTGGCGGCGGCGGTGAAAGCGCAGAGCGTCGGCGTGGCGACCGGCGCGCCCGCTGCGGAAGACGGCGGATCGTTCGGCGACTTCTTGAAGTGCGTTGCAACCAACGACGTTCAGCGGTTGCGCGCGGTCTACAAGAGCGCAAAAGCGCTGGACGAAACCACCGGCGCAGGCGGCGGGTTTCTGGTGCCCACTCAGTTCGAGGAGCGCATCCGCGCGGTCGGCGCGCCGATGCTGTTCGACCAGTTGGTTGCTGCCGGGCGCGGTCCGCTGGTGCTGCGCACCAATGCCGCCGAATTAGCGTTGCCGGTGTTGGAGCAAGACCAAGCGCCGAACGTCGAATCGAGCGCGTTGGTGGGCGGGGTTCGGCTCATCTGGCGCGAGCAGAGCGCCGATGTTCAGGAGAGCGAGCCGCGGTTCGAACAGCGCATCTTCCGCCCGCACGCGGCGGACGCCTACGTTGCCGCCTCGACCGAGTTGATCACCGACGCGCCGCAGGCGTTGGAAGACACGCTCGTTACGCTGTTCGGGCGCGCCTACGCGGTGCTGAGGGCGCGGGTGATGCTGCGCGGCACCGGCGTCGGTCAGCCGCGCGGGATTATCGGGCACCCCGCATCGATCAGCGTCGCACGCTCCACCACCGGCACACAAGTTGAGCGTGACACCGACACCAT